TGCTGACATATACTAGGACGCCGAATGAGTCTATGCTTATACGGGGAAACCCGTCTTGGCAAGACAATTTGGGCTAGGAGTTTAGGCAGCCACGCATACTTTGGTGGCTTGTTTTCATTGGAGGAGTCAGTCACAGATGTGGATTACGCCGTATTTGACGACATCCAAGGAGGTCTTGAATTCTTTCACGGCTACAAATTTTGGTTAGGGTGTCAGTCACAATTTTACGCGACTGATAAGTACAGAGGGAAGAAATTGATTGATTGGGGTAAGCCCAGCATTTGGCTATCTAACGAAGACCCGAGGCATGACAAAGGAGCGGACGTTGCCTGGCTGAATGGCAACTGTGTGTTTATTAGACTATTGGCACCTATCTTTCGTGCCAATATAGAGTAGCTTGGGGTGCAAAAGAAAGGTGATTGTCGGAACCAGATCCATCACGTGGCCGGAAGTAGTCAAGAATATAGTAATCACCCATTCCAAGCTTACCCTGAACAGAGTATTGATCGGCGTGCTCGCCACCGCCATCTTCGTCATCATCATAGACAAGATTGTGATTCATAGGCATCCACCGATTGTATTTGCGGATACAACCATCTTCGTTTCCAGACGCAATAGTGATAGTTTTGTCGTATTTAATCGTAACACGTGAGTTGTCCACAGGAGCGACAAGTTGGTCGAACCAATCGACATTCTTTTGACCCTTGAACAGGACACTTTCCACCGCATCCCGGTTAGTGCCGGTGACTTGATTCACGGCACGCTGCCACCCGTTGCTATTTTCAATGGCCAATCCGAAGGTGCCACCAACAGTAAGGAGAAGTTGAAGTCCCTTAGCGGTAAAACAGATTCGACGCCACTGCCAAGGCAGTCCGTCAGTCACCTGCAGCTCAATCTTTTCGCTGACACCACGTATGAAACAAGTAGTCGCAGTCCGAGTAGCTTGGTCAAAGATATTACCGGCGTTACCACCGCTAACAGTATTGTCCCGGGCAGTGGCACACCACAGGAAGGAGTAAGGATCAGCACTGCCACCAGCAAGGGTGGCTGGTACGTTTGCGTAGGTTGGACTGCTTCGGTCGTCCAGGGTGACATTGGTAACGCACGCCATAGCGTCACGTTTCTTTCTCGACGAGATATTTAAAACCTGTTTTTTCGACATTCCACCACGCCTCTTTCGATAGCGCGTCTTGGCGACATAGCGCCGGCGGGTTGAGGTATTTTTGCGATAGGTTCGCTTCTTTTGGCTTGCGCCGTAGCGGTAACGCGGGTTGAGGAACCTGGAATGAACCATTTTGTTGAGGCATTTTGTTGAGGAGGGGGAAGGGGGGAGGAGGTATTTATAGGCGAGGGGGGGAAGGGAGAACAGAGAGAAGACTATAATATTAAAAGTCTTCTCTCCCTCACGTGATGCCACGCGGGTTCTCTTTCGCAGGCCACCATGTCCTCCTTACCTTCGCCCAATCACCAGACCTCGATCCAGAGGAGGTTAACGCTCTTATACTTCGACTTGGAGGGAAGTGCATCATCGGCCGAGAGAATCATGCTGATGGTGGAATTCATTTCCATTGTTTCGTGCAATTTGAGCACGAATTCATCACCACGGACAAGCGAGCTTTCGATGTTGGAGGACGCCACCCAAATGTTAGGAAGATGTATCGCACACCAGAGAAGGGTTATGATTATGCAATCAAGGATGGTGATGTGGTTGGAGGAACCCTTGAGCGGCCGAGCGGAGGCAGCATGGGGAAATCTGGCGATAAATGGCTTGAAATTATCGCTGCAGAGACTCGAGAGCAGTTTTTTGAACTTGCTGCACGACTGGATCCAAAGTCACTTTGCTGCAGCTACCCTAGCTTATGCAAGTATGCAGACTGGAGATACAGGGTCGATCGAGCCCCTTACAGTACGCCCGGGTGCATATCTATATGCGCAGAGGGTGTGGCAGGACTCGGTGAGTGGGTACGAGGAAACTTGGAATCTGATATCCGAGGTATGTTTTATTTATCCATATCGGCTGCGCCGGGCGGGGTTGGTCGGTCAAGCCCCACTGGGGCCCCCCCCAAGGGGTCCACCCCCCAGTTGTGCAGAGACACGCCCCTTCTTGATTATTTGCTGACATATACTAGGACGCCGAATGAGTCTATGCTTATACGGGGAAACCCGTCTTGGCAAGACAATTTGGGCTAGGAGTTTAGGCAGCCACGCATACTTTGGTGGCTTGTTTTCATTGGAG